ATGGTCCTGTGGGTTGTGACCAGTACACATAAAAAGACTCCCGCCAGATAGAGTAGGTGGCTGTTTTTTCACACAAAGCTCTATCATTTGCCCCCTTAGCTCAGCTGGCTTAGAGCAACTGATTTGTACTCAGTAGGTCGTGGGTTCGATTCCTACAGGGGGCTCAACGAGTAAGAGATACTCAGCAGTCTTTAACCTAAGACTCATTTAACAATAGGTTCGCAGAATGTCTACGGCGCGAGTGGGACATCATGGGAATAAAGGAGAACCGCACACCTCCTCCCAGTAGTGTTGACTAATTTTAAGAGGGATGACCCGCAGGTTTATTGAAAGGAAGAAAACCGATATATCTACTCACTTGGAATCTCAGGGTGGGGAAACAGTCAGGTGGCAGAATTGGCAATGCTTACTCATGATGGTTATTTTTATGACCTTTACAGGCGCCCATCATAGTAGAACCTATATATTCGTAACGTATAGGTAACAGGTTCGAATCCTGTCCTGACTACAAAAAATAAATTAAAACAACAAAATAAAAAGAATATGAAAAATTTAATTGAAATATGGGCTATTGATAAAAATTGGAATACTACTGCTGAATTTAAAAATGAAGATGAAATAAATATTTGGTTACTAACAAATCCAATGTATTTTCAAATATTGTATAGAATTAATGGTAGTAGCGTTCATGTATATAAACAATATAGTCAGGTGGCGGAATGGTAGACGCTATTATCTGAGAGTGTGTTTGCGAGTAGGATGCAAAACTACATAGATACAAGTGTTATAGGAGCACAACATTACAGGTTCGAATCCTGTCCTGACTACAATAGAATCGACGTTATTTGCACCTTTAGCTCAGTTGGTTTAGAGCGCTACTTTTACACGGTAGATGTCGGTGGTTCGAATCCATCAAGGTGCACAACATTGGGATGGTGGTACAGAGATGGTCTCATGAGCCATATTGGGTAGCTCCCCTCCGAGGTTCGATTCCTCAATCCCAACAAATTGGTAGGTGGCCGAGTGGTTAAAGGCGACAGACTGTAAATCTGTTCTCTTAGGAGTACGGGGGTTCGAATCCCTCCCTGCCAACAAAAGTAAAAGATAGTGAAGCTGTAATAGATGATGGTGTTAAAATGATGAAAAAGGGTTTGGAGTAATCAGAACGTAAACAAATTATCTATCAGAAACCCTGCAAGACCCGAAATCTTTTATTTAGTATCTGTAGCTCAATTGGATAGAGCACCTGGCTACGGACCAGGAGGTTATAGGTTCGACTCCTGTCAGATACGCTTAAATAGTACCTTAGCTCAGATGGTAGAGCGTAGGCCTGAAGAGCCTAGCGTCCCCAGTTCGATCCTGGGAGGTACTACTTTTGGTTCCATATCCGAGTGGCTAGGTGGTGGATTGCAAATCCATTTATGTTAGTTCGAATCTAACTGGAACCTCTAATATGTTTCCTTAGCTCAGTTGGTTAGAGCATCTGACTGTTAATCAGAGGGTCCTTGGTTCGAGCCCAAGAGGAAACGCTATAAGGGCCTTTAGCTCAGTTGGTTAGAGCATCTGACTCATAATCAGAGGGTCGTTGGTTCAAGCCCAACAAGGCCCACTTTTATTTATACGCGTCTGTAGCTCAGTTGGTAGAGCAGTGGTCTCCAAAACCAAAGGTCGGTAGTTCGAATCTATCCAGGCGTGCAAATATAGTAGTGTAGCTCAGTTGGTTAGAGCATCTGACTGATATTCAGAAGGTCATAAGTTCGAATCTTATCATTACTACTACGAGGTGTAGCGCAGTTGGTAGCGTGCCTGGTTTGGGACCAGGAGGTCGTCAGTTCGAACCTGGCCACCTCGACTTAATTTTGGGCTGTTAGCTCAGCTGGCTAGAGCGCCTGCCTTGCACGCAGGAGGTCATCGGTTCGACTCCGATACGGTCCACAACATAAGCAGTAATAGCTCAATTGGTAGAGCGTCGTCCTTCCAAGTCGAGGGTTGCAGGTTCGAGTCCTGTTTACTGCTCTAAATACATCAGTGGTTTTGGCAATTTAACACTTAAAAATTATGGAAACACTTTATTTTATCTTAGGAATGCTATCAGTAGTTACTGTAATCCTAACTGTAGTAGCTGTATATGGTATTGTTAAATACAACCAATTACAAACACAAATCAACAATCTCCAGCGTGAAATAGAAGAAGTTCAAAGAGGCATGTGGAGAGAATCTGAGTCTATCAATAGACGTATAGACAGAGATGATGAATCAAGATGGCGTGCAATGGATGAGTTTAATAAAAGACTGGATGAACTTCAGTCATATATTGATTCTCGAGTAGACAAATTAGATGCTAAATATTCCCCTAAAGGAGTAAAACAACAAATTAACGGATAATTAACCCGCTTTAAACCACTGATGTATTTTTATTGTCCCTTCGTCTAATGGCAGGACAAGTGGTTTTGGTCCACTTAATGGAGGTTCGAATCCTTCAGGGACAACTATAAACCTTTAAATTAAATTGAAACTCAAGATCTTGTTGATAAACTTTATGATGACGGTTATGAACCTAGTCAGTTAACTGACGGTCTGGACGAGTCGTTAAATGCACATGATGAAATGTGGTTTGAAGTTGTCGACAAAATCAGACGAGGAAGGTTGCAGCTCAATCCTGAACAAGAATCATTGATACAGGAAATAGCTAGTAAGATTGTTTAATATATGGAGAATTGGCAGAGTGGTCGAATGCACTGCACTTGAAATGCAGCGTACCGAAAGGTACCGTAGGTTCGAATCCTACATTCTCCGCGGTGTTTGTGGTGTTAATGGTTAGCACATTAGATTGTGGTTCTGAAGGTTTGGGTTCGAATCCCAGCAAACACACTTTTATTGGAAGATAATCCTCAACGGTGAGAGGGCTTGCCTGCTAAGCAATGTGTACCTTAGGGTATCTGGTTCGATCCCAGTGTCTTCCGCTTGGCTATTTCAATATGTCTTTATATATTTACATCATGAAAAATTTTAAAAAATGTGATGGAGATAGGGTTGATGTAGTTAATCATACTATCAAAATTTTAGAGGATAATCCTCATACTGAAATCCATATTGGAACTGATTCCCAAAATAGGAGCGAATACACTTATTACGCTATTGCCATCGCATACCGCTTTGGTACTAGAGGTGTTCATTACATCTACCATAAAGAAAAGGTTCCACGTATCAAGGATCGTTTTACTAAACTGTTTAGAGAAGCTGAACTCACTATAGAGACAGCCGAATGGCTTACTACTAAAATTCCAAGCTTAAAAGTAGAACTAGACTTTGACTATAATGATGATAAAAAATATTTTAGCCAAAAACTAGTATCTGCTGTAAAGGGGTGGGCTGAATCTTTAGGATACAAAGCCAATATCAAACCACATAACCAGATAGCTACTAAGGCAGCCGACTATCAGTGCCGTTAAATTCCCGCAAAAACAACTATATTACCCATTACCTATATAAAAACATATACTACGCCATATATATAAAAGACCGTTTATTTACCCACTTAATCTATGTTATAACAGAAAGGTCTTAAAAAGTCTTAAAATATTTGGCCTCCTAAAATCCTTTATGTATCGTATAGATACGGGTGTTAATAAGTAACTAATTAAAACTAAAACATATGAGAAACAGAGAAATGATTCTGAGACAACTGGAACGCATCGATAACTCGATGAAGAAAATGAAATTCTATCTGAACCGAGGAGAATCGGTAGACAACTACAAGAAAGAAATTGAATTAGTAGAAAACATGATTTCTGAAGTTAAGTCTATGATTGAACGTGAAGATATGAATGCTAATGAAATTAATCCAATTAGATAAACTATGCAATTAACTGCTGAACAAATTAAAGAAAACTGGGATCAGTTTACTAGTAATATTGAGAACTGGATTGAAGGAGACAGAAAACAGGCTCTACTTGATTTCTATAACCAATACCAGGACCGATTAATCTTAATGCCTGCGGCTCATAAGAAAGAGTATCATAATGCTTTTCCTGGAGGATATATTGAACATGTGAACCGTGTTGTTGGATGTGCTCTTAAATTATATGATTTGTGGGCCGATATGGGAGCTGATATTACAACATTTACTGTTGAAGAACTCGTATTCTCAGCCATTAATCATGACTTGGGAAAAATGGGAGACGAGGATAATGAAGCTTATATTCCTCAGACTGATAATTGGAGGAAGGAAAAACTAGGAGAAGATTACATGTTTAATTCTAAAGTACCTTTTGCCTCAGTCCCTGACCGCGGTTTATATTTACTCCAGGCTCATGGTATTAGATATTCATTTAATGAAATGTTAGCCATTCAAACCCATGATGGTTTATATGATGAAGCTAACAAGAAATATCTTCACACATTTATGCCAGAACAAAAACCACGTACTGCGCTTCCATTTATTTTACATCAAGCTGATTTAATGGCTGCTCGAATTGAATTTGAGAAAGAATGGTTACCTAAATTAAAAAATAACCAAAAAGAAGAAAAGCCTAAAAAAACATCATTTGTGTTAGATTCTAATTCTAAAAAATCAGCATCAAAACAAACCAAGGCTCTAGGCTCCATTAAGAGTAATAGCCTAAAAAATATGTTAGACGACTTATGATAATATTACTTACTTCATTAGCTATTTTCTTTGGAATATTAACAGTTATATTAGGTTTTACCACATATAACTTATTACGAAAAAATGAAAAGCAAGAGGATATACTGGCTGGGTATTTAAACTACCTAGACCAGTTATCTCGAGCTATTGAGATTTCAGACACTAAACTAAAAAAACTGGATGAAAGAGGGGTATTTAAGTCTGATGATGAGGTAGGATTTTTCTTTACTAATCTTCAGAAAATCCAAAATATCTTAAATGAATTCCAGTTAAAAAAATTCTAAATTATGGGTAAACGTTATTTCACAGAAGAAACTGAAAACGCTATTATCCTATATAATACATTAACTGACCCTGAGGAGAAAAGCAGACTATATAATAAAAAAATACATTATGCTTTTTTCAAACTAACTCAAAATCTAATTCATACTTATAAAATTAGGAATACTGATGTTGATGATCTAGAACATCTTCAACATGAAGTTATTATATTTTTGTTAAGTAAAATTCATAAGTTTGATCCTACATTAGGTAAAAAAGCTTATTCTTATTTTGGGACTATAGCCTTAAGGTGGTTAATTATATATAATAGGAAAAATTATAAGAAAAAAATTACTTCCACTCCTATTAGTGAAGTCATTAGCTATGAAAAAGATTATAAAGTATCATCTAACAAAGATAATCTAGATAAATTAAGTGAAGATGATATATTTGAATTTTCAGATGATGAAGATAATTTATCCTTCTTTATTGACGCCTTTACTCAATATTATACTGACCGCATATATCAATTCCACCCAGCAAAGGATGATGCTAAGATAGCAGATGCGGTTTTAGAATTATTCCGTAAACGAGAAAATATAAATATATTTCATAAAAAAGCATTGTATATTTATATAAAGGAGATGGTGGATGTTAAAACTCCTAAAATAACTCAAGTGGTCAATAAAATATATGACCATTTTCGTCCTGAGTATCAATTTTATATTGACAACGGTTATATTAGATTTATAGAGTAACCATATATATAATAAAATATTATGGGATCTTTAGATAAAAATATATTCGGTGATAAAAAATTCTCAGATTTACTATCTGAGATATATGAAAATCAAAAGAAAAAAGAAAAAACTATAGCGGGTCTAGTTCGTGAACTAAAGGATTTAGTCAATGATGTGAGTGATGCCACTGTTATAGTTCCTCTTATAGCTAATTATCTTGAAATTGGAGTTAAGAATGATGAACACCTACTTAAAATGGCCACTATCATTCAACGTATATTCAATAATCAAGAAAGCAATGGAGGTGGAGGTGATGGTTTAACTATTACTGATGCTGAACGAGAAGAATTGATGGCCCAACTAGACCAACTAAATAAACCATTAGATGATAAGTAATGGCATTAAGACAAAAAGCCAACCAACTATCAGGATCACCTAATTTATCTGCCTTATCCTCAGGTGGAGGGATAAACATTCAATCAGTTAGAGTTAAATCTATAATTCTAGACCAAAATTCTTTAGGATTTTCAAGCAGGGGAGAATGGGCATCATTAGGTGGAATATTTTGGTCAGACATTAATGCCCCTACTCCTACAGGAGATATAAACAATGATAATTTTGCTTTACCATTATTTCCTAACCAGAAAAATTTCCCGTTATTAGAAGAAATAGTCTATATAATAGCACTACCTAATACAGGAATTGGTGAAAGTACCAGCGCAGTTCAATATTATTATTTCCAACCAATTAATTTATGGAATAGTATCCACCATAATGGCTACCCTCCTTTTATTGATAGTACATTACCTGAATCTCAACAAAAAGATTATCAACAGGTTGATGGAGGAAGTGTCCGTAAAGTAACAGATGGTTCTACTGAAATTAAATTAGGTAATACATTTAAAGAAAGATTAGATATAAAATCTCTTTTACCTTATGAAGGAGATATTATATATGAAGGACGGTGGGGAAATAGCATCAGATTTGGTTCTACAGTTTTACGTCCCAATACTTCAAACTTATGGTCCACTGTCGGAGAAGATGGTGACCCAATTATTATTATAAGAAATGGTCAACATGATGATGGAAGAGATCCTTGGGTACCACAATTAGAGGATATAAATAAAGATCAAACTAGTATATACTTAACCTCAAATCAAAAAATTCCAATAGAGGTCTCTAGTAAAAATTATACCTCATACAAAATTAAACCACAGTCTCCATCTGAGTATCAAGGTAAACAAGTCATCATAAATTCTGATCGCTTATTATTTAACACTAAAATAGACTCTATCTTACTCTCATCCCAAAAAACTATAAGTTTAAATGCTAGAGAGTCAGTCAATATTGATGCCCCACAAACTATAGTCCAAAGCCCAGATATTAGATTGGGAGATTTAAATGCTACTGAACCTATTATATTAGGAGAGACATTCTTGACAGATTTATCTAGTTTATTGAAAAATATTATCTTATTAAGTCAAGCTCTACAAACTCCAATAGGAACTCCTGTCCCAAATGTACCTAACGCTAATATACCTATCCCTGCTGTTAGGGTAGAAGCCTCAGCCCAAGATATGATAAATAGAATAGAGAAATATAAATCTAAAATTAGTAAAACCAAGTAATGGCTTTTGATAAAATCATAACAAGTCAAGCAGTTAGTGCTGCCAAAGAAGGTATCAAACTTGAAAGAGCATTGGATGTATTGAGAGAAAAGGCTATTGATATAGTATCACAGCAAGTGGATAACCAAATTCCAATTCCACTCCCATTCTCAACCAAAGATATTCTTTTAGGAGGAGGAACTCTCCCTAATATCTCCTCCCCAAATATTTCCCCTTCAGACTTATTATCACCAAGTTTATTATCTCAAGTACCTGCAATCCCAGATAATGTAAAAATACAAACAAGAGAAACTCTAGATACAGTTGAAAGTACTCTTAATACTGTAATAGACCAAAAAAATACTATACAAGAGGCTCTAAGCACTATAACGGGACCTATCAACACATTGGAAGGTATAAGTGACTCAATAGGTAATATTGTATCATTAGTGAATACTAGTATTACTACACTTAAAGCTATTCCTTTACCATTGGCCGCACCTCCAGGTGTTGGTCTTCCAGCCAATATAGTGATTGGTTTTTCTGATGCTTTAAGTGAGGCTAAAATATTTTTAGATAAAATTGAAGGTCCATTAAGTGTAATCCCTCCTAATATTGAACAAATAAACGGTATATTAAATACTGCTCTTGAAAAAGTTTCTACTTTTGATCCTATATTTGATAGAGCTACTAGTATTATTACCTTTATTAAAACATTATTAGATGTAGGCCCTAATGCCACTCAACAAGATATTGACAGGGTAGCTCTAGAGACTACCTCCAATATCCGAAAGTCATTAACTACCCCAATTATATCACAGATTGATGGAGACTTAGATCCTAATTCAAATGCTCCTATATTTTATAAAGGATATCTCTTAACTACCGAGTATGATCCCTCAAACTCATTTTCTTTCCCTAGAAGAAGAATTAGAGCATCTTTGGCTGCCAATCCAAGTAATTCTATATTCGGACCATACTCATATAGTTCTTCAACACAAGTGTTAGTGGATGAAATAAAATTTAAAATAGATCAAATTGTTTTTAACTCTTAAATACTTATAATAAAATGAAAATCGACGCTCTAAAAAAAATCATCAAAGAATCAGTTCGAGAAGCTATCAAAGAAGAAATTAAAGATATTTTAATGGAGGCAATCCGTACCTCTCGTTCCCCAATTAATGAACAGCAATCATACCAGAATTATCCTTCATCTCCTAAAATGCCAACAGAGGACTTACGTTCCAAGTATGCGGGAATGATGGATATGCCATTTTCAAGAGGTGCCTCAGATACTCTAGAATTTAATACTGGTAATATTTATAGACCAATGTCCGCAGCCTCTGGAGTTGAAGGAAGTTTACCTCCTGGTGAAGTTGATATGAGCCAAATATCTAAATTACTTAACTCATAATGGCACAACAAATTCCATATAAGTTTCCTCTAGATATAGGCAATAATGTTCAAATTGGATTTGATCTAAATTTTGATGTTAATGGAGTATTCAATCCAACTTACACAACAGCAGACCAAATCAAGGCCAACCTTATTAACTATATTCTTATTAATCCAGGAGAATTAGTATTTGCACCTAATTTTGGTTTAGGTATAAGGGCTTTATTGTTTGAACAAGCTAATCAAGGAACATTAGATTCTCTTGAATTTTTAGTAAGAGATGGTGTATCTCAATTTTTTCCAAATATCTCTATTGAAGATATTAAATTTGATAATCAAGCTGATAGAAATGCCATATTTATGACTATAACATATAAGATAGTTGGATTCGGAGTCCAAGATGAAATTAATATAGAACTTCAATAATGGCTACAACATTAAAACGAGACATAAGATATTTAAATAGGGATTTTAGTAATTTAAGGTCATCCTTAATTAACTTTTCAAGGACCTATTTTCCTTCAACATATAATGATTTCACACCCTCCTCCACAGGTATGCTATTTATCGAGATGGCAGCCTATGTTGGTGATATATTATCATTTTATCAAGATAACCAATTCCAGGAAACTTTCATTCAATATGCTCGCCAAAATGAAAACGTATTTGGTTTAGCATATCAACTCGGGTATAAACCTAAAGTAACCTCTCCTGCTATTGTTGATGTTGATGTTTACCAACAATTACCTGCTATCACAAGTGGTAGTATTACTTTTCCTGACTATACTTATGCTTTAAAAGTAGGAGAAAATACAATAGTTAATTCAACCAATGGTACCTCATTTATTTTAGAGGATCCAATTGATTTTTCAATCAGCAGTTCAAATGATCCTACTGAAGTAACTGTATACCAAATTTCAGGTACTCAACCAACATTTTACTTACTAAAGAAAACTCGTAAGGCTATATCAGCCACTATTAATACAACAACTGTATCTTTTGGTACTCCACAAAAATTCTCTACATCCACTATAAATGGAACTAACATTATAGGAATACTGGATGTTTTTGATAGTGATGGAAACCAATGGTATGAGGTAGATAATTTAGCACAAGAAAGTGTTTTCACATCTATCCCAAATACTCCAACCAATGACCCTAACTTATCAGGGGCAGATGATACTCCTAATCTTTTAAAGATTCAACAAGTTCAAAGAAGATTTACATCTCGTTTCTTAAATGAATCTGTACTCCAACTAGAATTTGGAGCTGGTACAACTGGAGATAATGATGAGGAATTTACTCCAAACCCTGATAATGTAGGTTTAGGATTACCATTCCAAAAATCAAAACTAACTACAGCATATTCCCCACTAAACTTTGTATTAACTAATACTTATGGTATAGCTCCCTCAAACACTACATTAACTATAAGATATTTAACAGGAGGAGGATTAACCTCAAATATAGATGCTAATACATTAACAGGTATTAATACTAATTTAACTACCTTTGTCAACTCAAATATATCAAATACCGCCCTAGCTCAAACTATATTTAATTCAGTTGCATCCAATAACCCAATAGCAGCTAGTGGAGGTACTGCTGGAGATACATTAGAGGAAATAAGACAAAACGCTTTAGGTAATTACCAAAATCAGTTAAGAACTGTTACCCCTCAAGATTATCTTATACGGGTTTTAAGTATGCCTTCCTCTTATGGGGCAGTGGCTAAAGCGTATGCTCAAGCAGCAAAATTATCAGACACCGCATTGAATGAGGCCCCAACTGTCCTTGATTTATACGTTTTATCTTACGATTTAAACCAAAATTTAAGGGTGGCCTCAACCGCATTAAAACAAAATATCAAAACTTATCTATCTCAGTATAAAATGATAAATGACTCCATTAAAATAAAGGATGCCTTTATCATTAATATTGGTATAGATTATGATGTGGTGGTATTACCTAATTACAATAACAATGAAGTATTACTGAGATGTAATAATGCCTTGATTAACCAGTTTAATATTGAGGATTGGCAAATCAATCAGCCCATAATTATGAGAGACTTATATGTCTTATTAGATAGAATAGAGGGAGTTCAAACTGTTAAAAATATTAGAATATATAACAAAACAGGAACTAGTTTAGGCTACAGTAATTACTCATATGATGTTGAAGGAGCTCTAGTTAATGGAATTATTTATCCATCAATAGATCCTATGATGTTTGAAGTAAAATATCCTAATACAGATATTAAAGGTAGAGTAGTATCATTCTAATAATATAAGATATGCCTATAGTAACATTACAACATTCTTTTCCTTATACTAATCTAGATTTAGAGAATCCATCACCTAACGGGGGTCCAATAAAAGTATTAACTCAAGGAGGTTCTACATTTGCTAATGCTAATACTGAAGGATTTATTCAACAATATACTCCAAAAAATCCACTATTTGGTATAAGACAAAACGGTGATAAATCCACCCTTTTAGATATAAAAAGAAATAGTCCTTTACCTAATTCATTTGATAAAACCAATTTAGATTTAGAGAACCCATTACCAAACGGAGGTCCTATTAAAGTATTAGCACAAGGTGGTACTAATATTTTAAATACTAAAGCGGGTTTCAATCAACCTTATTTACCCTCAAAACCTTTATATGATGGTAATGATATTAAATTAACTGATATTCAAGACAATAGTTTCCTATCTCAAACTTTTGCTGACACTGGTTTAGATTTAATTGAAAATGAACCTATTATAGTAGGACCTCAAGGTGGTACTACAGTGAAAAATTTTAAAAAAGGATACACACAAACATTTACCCCAACTAATACATATTTAAATGATATAAATAAGGTGAATGGGGTTTATAATTCAATTTTTGGTAATATATCTTTTATTTACGGATAATATAAAACATAATGGCAATATATAAAATTTTCCCTTCCAAAGACTCAACCTTATATACTGAGTATCCTACTATGAATACTGGGTTGGATGAGATATTGGAGGCTTCAACTTATATTAAAAATGGAGACGATCAGGTAAGCCGTTACCTAATCCAATTTACTGATAATGACATTAACAACGTTATTAATAATAAAGTTAGTGGAGCTAGTTTCAAAACATACCTTAAAAATTATAAAGCTATAATTACAGGTTTAAACCTAGACACTACCTTAGAAATATATCCAGTATCAGGGAGTTGGGGAATGGGAACAGGTAAATTTGAAGACTCACCTATTACAGACAATGGTACAAGTTGGACCTGGAGAGATTATGAAGGAGGAAATAAATGGTCCACTTCAAGTTTTTCCCCATATGTTACTGCCTCTTTTTCAGGTACTACAGGAGGAGGAACTTGGTATACAGGTTCATCTTTAGGACTAAATGTAGTCCATACCCAATCTTTTTCATATAGTGATCCGCTTGATTTAAATGTGGATGTTACCAATACTGTATTAAACTGGTATAGTAGTTCAATTGTAAATAATGGATTTATAGTAAAACAATATAGTACAAGTGAATTTAGTCAAAATGATGCTAATACCACTTATATGAAGTTTTTCTCTATTGATACTCATACTATTTACCCTCCATATCTTGAATTTAGATGGGATGATTATATATTCAATACAGGTTCTTCCTCTAATAGAATAACTACAACCTCAAACATCCTATTATCTTTAGATTCAAATATAGGAGAGTATTACTCAGGAAGTATACAAAAGTTTAGATTAAATGTAGCTCAAAAATATCCACCAAGAACTTATTCAACTTCCTCAGGTTATACTGTTAATTACTATCTACCTCAAGGATCTACGTATGCTGTAAAAGATACTAAAACAAACGAATACATTATTGACTTTGATAATACCTATACCCGTATTAGTGCTGATTCAACAGGTAATTACTTTACCTTGTATATGGATGGGTTTGAGCCAGAACGTTACTATACAGTGCTTATTAAAACCACTATTGACGGATCAACTCTAATACATGACCAAGACTTAACATTTAAAGTAGTGAATGGATGAGTAAGCTAAACTTAAACAGACAGGTATTTGATAAAAACAAGTTCACAAATACAGTTGATACTTCTTTTTCTCAGCTGAGAGAACCCGCCCCTACAACTCAAGCAACAAGTTTGGGAAATGTAGAAGAGTTTTTTACATTATACTCCGAGTTATTTTTTCAAATACCAAAGTTTGGACCAACTAACTCACATGAATTCTTAGTTAAAGAAAGTGGTGACTATATAAATGTTCAACAGAATAATGAAGAAATACAAGCCTTAATCCAGGAAATTACTTTATTAAGAGAAGAAAATCTTCAGTTACTACAGAATAATATAAATTTGACAACCCAACTAGCATCATCATTAAATGGCTAATTTCACTGTTACTGACATAGACCCAATATTTCTAACCCAAACAGGGTTTGAATTAGCCGACCAAACTATTATTCCTAGTTTTGAGGTTGAAGGATTATTTACTCCTGGTCAAGATATTATTGAGTATTATATTTATGATTTAAATAAAAATCTAATATATACTGATTATAATTTTAGAGGATGGTCTATAGTTCAAGATCCAAGCATAACAGATACAGAAAAAGCCTCTACTATAGAACTTGATCCTGGTAAAGATATTCAAGATGCTGGATTTGATGTAGGAGATTATTACTCAATGTATAATTTTATATACAGAGAATTTAATTCCTCCATCAATAACACATTCTATATTTCTGATATCTCAGGAGACCGTACTGAATTAAGATTAAAATCCAATTTTATAGCTCCTGAAACTATAATATCAGAGTATCCTTCTGTATTAGAGCGTTTAAGTAACCCACAATATTTTGATGAATTTTATATTGGATTTGGAGAAAATGAATATGAAATTGTAACCAACATAGAGTTAGATGGAGCAGGAGAAAATCTTTCTGTTTTAATTAAACTTTATGAACCCCTACCTTCACAATATGGAGTTAAAGACACTCTATATGTCATTTCAAAAGTAGCGGAAAGTAAAGCATACCAAGTTGTATTTGAGGATGAATTTATACTTAGTGATGATTTAATTAAAATTAAGGGTCCTAACACCAATCTAGATTTTAAAGACAAAATCAATAATTCCTCTGATTACCAATCAGTATCAAACTTATTAAATGTTAGTTCAACTTCTTCTCTAGACCAACTTCTAAGTATATTAGAGGAACAATCCACAGAACTAAATATAGACTATACTGATTTTTCTAACTTTACCCATTTTTCCTCTATTCAATCTCGTATAGAGAATTTCTATTATAAAGTTAGCCAAATTCAGTCTTATGAAAATGATCTTAATGCTTTAACTTCAGTATCTCAGTCTCAACAACTTAGTACAAATAAAACCTTACTTGAAGGTAAGATATCCGATATTATTAAAAACTTTGATGGTTATGAATACTTCCTCTATTATGAATCTAGTTCATATGCTTACCCTAAATCTGGAACACTTCCTCCTTACACTCTACTGCCTACAGGTAGTGCCACAGTACTAACATGGTTAGGTAGTGCTAATACCTCAAGTCCATATTTTGGAGGACAAATATACTCAGCATCTTTATATGATGAAAATAATCAAAGTAATCTATATTATACAATACCTGAGTATTTAAGAGAAAATCCAAATAATGTTCAATATTTAACATTTATAGAAATGGTTGGTCAACTATTTGACTATCTATGGACTTATGCTAAATATTCAACTCAAAAACTCCAGGCCACTAATAATATGAACTTAGGTATTCCCCCTGAAATGGTGGAAGATGCCTTAAATTCGTTTGGTTTTACCACTTACGGTAATAATTATAATAGCCAGGATAACTACACTGCTTGGACAGGTCTAAATCCATCTTTAGGATATACTCCTCCAACAGGTAGTGAACTTATAACTAATTATATAGCGGCTAACTTAACATCATCTTTAGTTAATTCATGGGATCCATACGGTCAATTATCTACTATGACCTCCCAAAGTTATGTTTATCCAACGGATGATATAAGTAAAGAAATATACAAACGTTTGTATCATAACCTTCCTAGACTAGTTAAATCCAAAGGTACTTTAGCAGGTCTAAGAATGTTAATAAACATATTTGGTGTTCCTGACACTATCTTAAAAATAAGAGAATTTGGTGGTAAAGATAAAATTGACACTAATAACTGGGATGCTTTTTATCGCCGATATAGTTACGCTTATAAAACATTTACCTCTTCCTCGGCTCTATTTCCATGGATGCCTTTATATAAAAATTACATAGAGAGTTCTCAGTATGTAGTACCTGATACTATTGAGTTTAGATTTAAAACCGAGGGAATACCAACTACAACTCCATTTACTCAGTCTTTATTAGTTAAAAAATCCGATAGCTCAGGAACATCAACTGATTTTGATTTTGGTGTTTTCCTATACTATTCAGGTTCGTTAACCTCAGGTTCATACTCAGGTTCAATACCTGATGAATATAATCAATACGGAAATTTAAGATTCTATATCTCAGGATCTTCAACTCAAGGAGGTACCATAACCTCACCTGACATTACATTACCATTCTTTGATGGTGATTGGTGGAGTGTTATGTTTAGAAGAAACCAACATATTTCCGCTAGTGATTCTTCTTCTTTAACCTCCTATACTCTATATGCTAAAAATAAGCTATATGAAGGATGGGATGGAGACCAGCTAGGATGGAGTGATTTAGTTACAGTAGTAACACCTTCTTCAGGTTCAAGTTCTCAATATGGAGTATCTCAATATGGTTCATCCTCTTACGGCTCAGTAGTAATTGTATCTGGCTCATATAATCAAGCTTGGAACTCATTCGGTACCTCCTCGGTTGATGGAGTGTATTTAGGAGGATTTATATCAGGTTCTAGTATCGGTAACTTAACATTAAATCCAGCAAATAATCTATTTTCAGGTTCATTCCAAGAATTTAGATATTATGGTCTTCCATTAAGTGAGGCGGCATTCAATGATTATGTTATGGATCCTGAATCTATTGAGGGTATGGCTCTACAAGGAGTATCAAGTTCTTTTGATATTCTAAACTTTAGAGCACCATTAGGAAATGAACTTGAGTCAATATTTTCTTCAACTCAAACTACATTCCATTCATCCTCATTTACCTCAACCCACCCCGCAATACTAGGTAATGCTCCTTCATTAATAACAGCATCATTCATAGACCCAAGTACAGGAGTTACCTCTTCTGCATATCAAATATTATTTTATGATAATAGTATAACTGGAGGATACAGTGAACCAAATAGAGAAATTGTATATCAAGATAGTCCTGCGGTAGGTATAAAAGGACAAGTAGACGATAAAATTCAAATCGTCTCTAGCCAAGCATATGGTACAGTACTATCTAACCAAATTAGTATTCAACAAAACTATATTCCATCTCAAAGTTATAGTCCTGATATTAATATGTTGGAGGTTGGTTTTTCACCTCAAAATGAAACCAATGATGATATTATTCAACAATTAGGAGCCTTTAATATAGGTGAATTTATTGGAGACCCAAGACAACGTTTTAATACCTCCAGAAATTATCCTCAACTAGATGAATTAAGAGATGATTACTTTAAAAAATATGGTCAACCATATAACATATGGGATTATGTTAGGTTAATTAAATATTTTGATAATTCATTATTTAAAACCTTAAAAGATTTTATACCTGCCCGTACTAAAATGGCCACAGGTATTATAATCAAACCTACATTATTAGAGCGCCAAAAAGTAGCTCCTGTTCAAACCTCTTATGAGGAACAAATTTATACAGGTTCTATTCAAATGTATGCTTTTACTGGCTCTTCAGCCGGTTCAATGCCTGATTTGAAAGGTCAAATCTCAGGATCAGGACCTGGATTCAATATAGTTCCTATCACTCAAAGTTGGAGTTATACAAATCAATCTGTGTTAGGTCCTGTAAATGAAACCCAATCAACTCAAGATGAATTTTATAATGGAGAATTTTCAGGATCCTCTATCCAAGCTGCTCGTCAAGTACTAAACCCTGGTTGTCAGGTCATATTAGAAGGAAGTACATTAGAAATAAACTATAATGTTACTTTATATCAATATAATCAAAATACAGTGCCTCCAGGATATAATTGGACATCAGGAGAATTTTTAACTTATGCTAATCCAAACCAAGGAGAAATATATTTATGGTATGACTCAGGTAGTACATTAGTAAACGTAGGACCTGGAGGAGGAATAGTACCTGGTGGTTTAACAACTTCTCCTTAATATATTAATATCATGCCAACACCAACTATAACATCAGGAATAAAATATATTAAAATAAGCAAGACAGATCTTGCTGGGGCTAACAGAGACAATAATTTAAACTCGCTCCAAAAATTACGCCTAAAATATAATGATATAGGTGTAGTTGAATATGATATTATAAACATATCAGAATTTTCAGATCATTACTTATACTCAGTATACGCTAACAATAATGTATCGGCCACTGACAATGAGATTTTAAATTATACATTTTCAGCTAATCTAAGTACTACTTCTCAACTCAATAATGTATCTCCTTATGGAGATGTTATTATAAATTATGGAGCTATAAATAATCCTTTAGGATATTTTCAAACATATGCTCAAGGTTCTCAATATGGTGGAGGTGCTTTTACTGTAGGAAAAGCCGCTAATACTAGAGTTAGTATATTCTGTAATTATACATTTTTTATGGGGTTTGGAACTTCCACCACTATTAGTTTAATATCTAATATAAGAGGAACATTAACCTCAGTATCAATAACACAAGCTAATCCATCAGGATTCATTAGTCATTCTTTGCCTAATTTATATGATAATGAAATTATTCGTATACAAATCACCCCCGATTTATCAGGATTTGCTTGGTTAACTAACTTAGCTTTGGTTATTCAACCTGCAACTTCAGCCCAATCAGTATCTCCTACATTAACTATTTTAGAACCAATTACTCCACCTAACTTCTATAATAGCCCTTGTAACGCTACTATAAATAACGCCACTGAAAATAGATTCAGTCTAGATTATCAAAAAGTAGACTATCCATATGCTAGCATAACAGCTCAAAACACTCAAGCCATTATAAATGGTTCAGCAATTAGAGCCCAAGTACAAGACTCAAACTATACTAGTCTACGACATACAAATCCTAGATACAACGGAAGTCGTCTAATAGGAGCTCAACTAAACGAATATACCCCAGGAGATATTTCTTATGGTAAAACAGCTGTTATAGAACAAAACCAAAAATATTTTGGGTATTTTGACTGGGTAGGATCTTTTGAACCTGAACTAAAAGGAGCTACTGCCGCCCACGTTATCTATCTTATTGATGAACAAGGTAATGCTATTCCAACTCGTGAGGACTTTGATAAAGGTAGGTACTATGATTTAGTATACAATTTTGAAAGAGATAAAGATGCTTTGATAAGTCTTAAAGTTCCTGAAGAAGTACCATCACTTAAAACTATGAATGGTTTAAAACGAGTCTTATATTCAGGGGCAGATATTACTCCTATTGTTCATACTGATAAAGGAGTAAATTATACAACAGGAAATAATGTTAACATAACAGTTAAATTTACCTTTAATGATGCTAAAACAATTCCATTAGACCCTGCCCAACCTCTTTATGTAATACTTTTAGATATACAGGGAGGACCTTATGATTGGCCAAATGATCTTCAATCTCCTGGAGTACTAGCTTATCAAGTATTACCCCCAGCATTTTTAGCAGGAACATCATTTGTCCTAAATTATAATGGAACTCTTAATTCTGGTCAAAAATTATATCCTTTTATAGTATGGTCAAATTATGATGCTAATAAAACAGTTAATATAAATTTCAAAATAGCAGATAAATTTGAAAGAAATATAATTGTGAATACTAATCCCCAACAACGTACTAGTACATCTGTTCTAGATACTTATAATGGATGGACCCAAGTAAATATTCTAAATACCCCCGGAGTTTTAGACTTTTATTTAGTTAAACAAGAATTGATTGATTACTTAAATAACGCCTCCCCTGTAACTCTTACCTTTACTGAACCTTCTCTTAATACTGTTCGTAATGTTTCTTATCCATTTTGGACCTCTACCGGTTCAAACTATATAGAATCATCTGGAAGTTTATTGGCATTTAATAATCTAGCAGCTATAAATTACGGTAATTCTTCTCAACCTAATCCAACATCATTCCTTCAAACCTCCCCTAACAGAGACCAAACAGGATACGATGAAGTTACAACTCCATTCACTATTGAAATAGGAGATCAATTTAGATTTGGATATGATGAAAATAATATGTATACTGTAGTGAGTCAATCATTTTCATTTTTCGGGTTTTTAGGGGTAACTAATCGTATTTTCTTTGATAGAGATATATCAACATCAGGATTAACAAATATTGAACTAAACAGTTTCCTAATAAGAAGAGTGATTCCTGATCCTGCTTTAATTATATTTGATTATACTAAACCTCAAGGAGTTGGAGCAGATGGATTTATTTATCCCGCCGCAATAGGTGATACTCTAGAAAATAATATAGACAAAATTCAAGAAAAATTGAAAAGAGACAATGTCATATAATACATATAATAAAACAATAATATAACTATGGGATATTTATCAAATCAAACAGTAACAGTAGATGCTATCTTGACAACTAAAGGTAGAGAGTTACTAGCAAGGAACGATGGTTCTTTTCGTATTACTCAATTTTCATTAGCTGATGATGAAGTAGATTATACTTTATATAATCCTTCTCACCCATCAGGTTCAGCATATTATGGAGAAGCTATCCAAAATATGCCTTTACTTGAAGCATTCCCTCAAGAAACACAAATGTTAAAATACAAATTAGCCACTTTGCCTAGAGGAACAGCTAAACTTCCTGTTATTGACTTAGGATATACTTCTATTGTCTTGAAACAAGGAGCATCACTTTCTATTACTCCACAAACCCTAAATTATACTGGTGGTAATAATTTTGAATCATCAGGATACACAGCTATTATTTCTGATGTTAGATTATTTAATACATTCAATGGTGTAGGTATTGATACTGAGGCAGCAAATTCCCTTAATGTAACTCAAACTATTGGTACTAATGTTTCTAAAACAGTAGTAGGTACTACAATTAATATAAGAGCTACTACTGTAAATACTTTATTTGGAACTAATACAGCCTTATATGCTACATTAACTGTAATAGGTAGAGACAGTGGTGCTCGTTTAACAATCCCAGTTCAAATTACTAAAATTTCCTAAAATAAAATACTATGTCATTTAAAAGATTAGAATCAGATGATTTTGTTGTAAGCAGTGATGCTATCTCCTCAACAGCATGGAGTACAGAATCACCCATATTAACAACATTTTTTACTTCATCTGTCCAAGAAGCTAGTTCAACAGGAGATTATTACCTGAATATTTATCAAACAGGTTCAACCTTAGATAATGCGGCTATCCAATTTGCCATAGCATATGGAAATAAATACGGAAGTGGAAGTGCTCTATATAACTCAGTAGTTCCAGAAAACTCACCTACTAAAACTATTTTTGGTCAATACCAAAACTTAGTAATAGGGGATGAAAACACAGACTTTTCATTTGGAGGAACTACCTCTGATGATCTATGGGTTATATCCATTGACAGAGCAAGGTATAAAGAAAAATTATTTTTAGGCTCATTTACCTTACTACTATCAGGTAGTGGAGGAACATTATCATTAACTGAAAACTCAACAACCACAACCTCACAGACATTCAATGAGGCAGGAAGAGTATTCCAAATTGTATCGGGCTCAGTAGGTACAGTTTATACAGGTGTTAATGCTTCTGGATACAGCCCATCTAAAGGATCTTACGGTTGGTTCTTACCTGACATTGGTACTATCTTATTACACCCAACCGCTATTAGTGAATCAATCCAACTTGTTCCTTCTTACTCAGTTAACTCTGATGGTTTGAACAATCGTAAATTATTTAACTCTATTAATGGAACAAGTGCTCGCTCATTCCGTTTAAATAGTGAAGAAACTATTACCTCTGATTATGTGTTTATTCGCCCAAGAAGTTCAGAATTTAATTATTCAACGAACCCAAGCTATATATCGGGCTCAACAGGTGAAGTCATATATCCATTATTTATTAATGCCCCCCAAACATATATTACAACAGTGGGGTTATATAATGACAATAATGAGTTATTAGCTGTAGCTAAATTATCAAGACCATTATTGAAAGACTTCACAAAAGAAGCACTAATCAGATGTAAATTAGACTTTTAATGAGTGCCTATAAGCAGTTCACAACCCAAGATGTAATAGTTTCTCCTTTTAAAGTAAGCAAAGGCTTTACTTTTAAGGGGAGACTAGAACTTTCTGGTAGTGCATCTGAACCAATAGGTATTGAAACATACCAGGCAATATCGTCTAGTGCTCTATTTGACCCTAATTCAGCGAATCTAACGGGTACTTCAACAGGCCAACAATACTCTGCGTTATTATATGATTCTATAAAACACCTGTATTATTCCAATTTTTTAAGTTCAAGTTATGGAGATACAGGTTCATTAGCTCAATTAGTACCTGGAGTTGATTCTGAAGGAGATAGATTAGTAGGAGCATACTCAGGACCAACTAGAGAAAATTTTGCTCAAACCTCAGTTACATATCCAAGGTTATTTAATCAAATACCTACAGATAGGTTCTTTATATTATCTGTACCTTCAAGACTATATGGGGAATATATAGTACCAAACTCATTTATATATGAAACGGTAATACCAAAACCACCTCCTACCATACCCAATAACCCACCAGCAGGAACCTATACTTTAACTGATGATGGAGAAGGTAATATATTATTAAATGCTCAAGCAAGTGGTATTAATATTGTAAATGAAATTGTAGGCAATATATTTTATGAACATGGTATAGTTACAATGTTGACTGCCTCATTATCCTCTACTACTTTATATAATCAGGTTATTTATGGATTAAATGCAGCATCAAACATGACCTGTTCTTTTTCCTCTTCTATAACCTTATATGAAACCCAATATAGAGTAAATATAAGAGAAAATGAATTTAATTTCTCATTAAATCCTTCACTCTTATCAGGTTCAGAAGGAGCTATATATAGTTTTGCAACAGGTTCAGATTTTACTCCTTATCTTACAACTATTGGAATGTATGATGATAGCCAAAATCTACTAGCTGTTGCTAAATTATCCCAACCTCTAAAAATAGATAGTACAACAGACATAAATATACTAGTAAATTTAGACAGATAAACATGTGGTTATATAAAGGAAAACAAATTAGTTGTGTAGAGGATTTTGGACAACCAACCCCCTATGGTTTTATCTATATTACAACTCATATCCCTTCAGGGATAGCTTATGTAGGAAAAAAAGCCCTACAACATAAAGTTAAAAAGAAATTAACCAAAAAAGAATTAGCTGAACAATCAGGCCCCGGCCGTAAGTCCTCTTTTAAACATGTATTTAAAGAATCGGACTGGAAAACATACTATGGTTCGGAAACCTCCATTAAGGCCTCTATTAAAGAGGGGAGACAAAATGAGTTTACTCGAGAAATCCTTCAGCTAGTTTATGATAAAAAACTCTTAACATATTATGAATGTAAATACATGTTTGCATTTGGAGTTTTAGAACAACCTAAAAAATATCTGAATAGTAATATTTTAGGGAAGTTTTTCACTGTTGACTTTATGGTAAGATAATTTGGTTATCTAAATATTTTTCATTATCATGATAAATGTATGGTAAATGAACTGCTTGTAAATGTTTTTAATTCAATCTTAGGAGTAGGGAAACCTACCTCTCGGGGCAATTATTCATATCATTGCCCGTTTTGTAATCACCATAAACCTAAATTTGAGATTTGTTTTGACCAAAACTCAACTCACTTCCAGAAATATGCTTGTTGGGTATGTGGAAATAAAGGTACTAAACTTACTAAATTATCTAAAAATTTAAAAGTCCCCCAAAATATACAAGAGGAGATATCCTCCCTTTTACCTAAAACAAGACAAATACAAGAACAACTAAATAAAACTTCATTAACATTACCTAAAGAATATATCCCTTTATATAAACATTCATCTTCCATCATATACCGTCATGCCATGGTTTATTTGCGGAAACGAGGCGTGACTCTACAAGACATCATAAAATATGATATAGGATATTGCGAGACAGGAGAATACGCTAATTCCATTGTTATTCCCTCATATGATGAAAAAGGAAACCTAAACTATTTCACATCTAGGTCATTTAATAATTCAAAATTAAAATATAAAAATCCTGACACTTCCAGAGATATTATTCCTTTTGAATTTTTTATAAATTGGGACCAACCTATTATTTTATGTGAGGGACCTTTTGATGCTTTAGCTATAAAACGAAACGCTGTTCCTTTATTAGGTAAAAACATTACTCCTAAATTAATGACTAAATTAGTGGAATCTAAAGTTAAAAAAATATATATAGCCTTAGATAAAGATGCTGTGAAAAAAGCATTAGAGTTTTGTGAAACCCTTATAAATGAAGGAAAACAAGTATTTTTAATTGACTTAGAAGAAAAAGACCCAGGTGAAATTGGATTTATCCAGTTTACTCGCCTTCTACATAACGCCAAACCCTTAACATTCTCTAGATTATTAGAGAAAAAAATGCAATTACTATGAGTACATTCAAAAAATCATACAAACGTTTGTTGGAGATATCTGATGACCACAAACAAATTACTTTACCCGATTCTAGGTATTATAAAAGAAATGGACAGTATTATCCTTCTATAACTTATGTTCTACAGTATTATCCTAAAGGAAGACATTTTGAGGATTGGTTAAAGAAAGTAGGATATGCCTCTGAACATATTGTAAAACAGGCAGGAGAAGAAGGTACTCAAGTCCATAGTTTGATAGAAAAATATTTAGAGGGAAATACTTTAAATTTTTTAAATGAAAAAGGAAATCCAAAATACTCATCAGAGGTATGGCAAATGTTTTTACGTTTTGTTGAGTTTTGGGAAACATACAATCCTGTATTAATTGAAACCGAGGTTCATCTATTTACAGATGAAATAAAAGTAGCAGGTACTTGTGATCTTGTATGTGAAATTGATGGTAAAAGATGGTTGATAGATTTTAAAACATCTAATCATCTTCATTTAACTTATGATCTTCAAACAGCAATATATAAAAAATGCTATGAGGAATGTTTTGGAAAAGATATTGACAATTATGGAATATTATGGTTAAAATCCTCTAAACGTAGATTCAATAAAGAAAAAATGCAAGGTAAAGGTTGGGAAATAGTTCAATCAGATCGTTCATATGAAGAAAATTTAGATATATTCAAAACCGTTAAAAAACTATTTGACTTAGAGAACCCAACCCCAGAACCAGTTTTTATCTCTTTTCCTACTGAGGTGAAAAGAAATTTGTCTTAATAATATTTTTTATTTATCTTTAGCATATATATGATAAAATAATATTTTAAATTATGAAACAACAACTCAACGAAGAATTTAAAAGAATGCAAAAACTAGCAGGCATTGTTAATGAATCTCAACCAGATGAAGCTATTGATAGCCAAATATTAGATAAATTTATTGATATTTTTGATACATCTGAGGGATACCAAGGCCCTTTAGACTCAGGAACAGAACGTAGCGTAATAGTAGATATAAATGATTATATAGAAGATGGTGAAGAGGAATATGAAAATGAAATAGACATTTTTAATAAATGTTATGAGTATCTTCAAAGTAAAGGAGGAAAAATATATTATCCAAAATATAAAACAACTTTTGAAATAATAAGTCAAAATGAAATAGAATATTCTTGGAAACAAGAATAATTATAAATTTACAACCTGATTCATAGCCAGGCGCTCTAACAAGAGAAAAAAATTATGGAAGCTGTGGCTCCGATCGAAAGATTGGAGCCACTTTTATTTGGCTCTTTAAACAAAATTTATTATATTTAATAGTTAAACATAATCAAGTATGAATAATAAGAAAATTGTAATTATTGGAGCAGGAGTAGCAGGCATTAATGCTGCCACTAAATTAATAGATAAAGGATACTCTGGAGGTCTTATCACTATTATTGATAAAGGAAGTGATCCATTCAAACGTAAGCCTGAGGAAGTTATGACAGGTATGCTAGGAGCAGGAGGATGGAGTGATGGTAAACTAACATACCATACTGCTATTGGAGGTCAACTTTCAAAATATTGTGGTGAGGAAAAAGCCATGGAGTTAATGAAAGAAGTTGTGGATAATTTCACTCGTTTTCATCCTAAACCAGAGGAAATCTTTATGTCTGACCCACAAGAAGAACCTGAATTTATTAAACCATATTTTGGGTTACGTTTATTCCCAGTATGGCATATTGGTTCAAATTATTTACATGAAATTGCTAAAAATTGGTATCAATATTTAATTGATAGAGGAGTTAAATTTATGTGGGAAACCGAGGTTCTAGATGTTAATTTTAGAACATGTTCTGTATGGTTCACTGGAGGACAGATATTTTACGATTCTTTAATATTTGGAGCAGGTAAATCAGGTATTGATTTTACTCAACAACTATCTACTAAATATAAATTACCTACAGAACCAAAATCAGTTCAAATTGGAGTTAGGTACGAGGCACCACAAAAATACTTTCAAAAACTAATTGACATTAGTTATGACTTTAAACTATATCAAAAATTTGATAATGTAAGTTTACGCTCATTCTGTACTAACAATAACGCTGCTTATGTTGCTGTGGAAGAAACTTATGGTGATATTAGTTACAATGGTCATGCTAAAAAAGGAGAACAATTCCGAAACGATATGACCAATTTTGGTATTTTGATGGAAATTAAAGGCATTAAAAACCCATTTGAATGGTCAAGAGAAGCAGTTAAAAAACTCCAAATCAATGGTACTGGAACCTACTATTCACCAAACCGTACTCGTAAACCAGCCTTAACTTCAGAGGGTAATACAGTATCAGCCATTCAAGTTGATACAATGGATCCTTTATTTGATGCATTAGGAGAAGAGTATGCCCAATATATTGAAGATTTTATTACAAATCTACAAACAGTATTTCCTGAGATAGGAGATGATTGGGGTATTTATATGCCTGAAGTAAAATATTTAAGTCCTGAACCTCTTGTTAATTATAATAATCTATCTTTGACAGAATATCCTAATGTTCATTTTGTAGGAGATGCATTAAGTGCTAGAGGAATTACAGTAAGTGGAGCTCATGGTATTTATGTAGCTGAAGCTATTACAAGAGGCTTCTAGCATATATATAATAAAATGTCAAGAATAGTCCTTTTAAGCTGTACTAAATCTAAGCTAGATAAAAAATCCCCAGCATATCAACTTTACTCACCTTCTCCTATGTTTCAGAAAACTATGGAGTATGGTAAATCTTTAAAACCAGATAAAATGTTTATTTTATCAGCCAAATATCATCTTGTTCCTATGAATAAAGAGTTAGAACCCTATGATTTAACTCTTAAAACTATGAAAAGTGATGAGAAAAAGACATGGGGAGCAGAAGTAATCAAACAGATGAAATCCTCAGGTATAAATCCTTCCTCTGATAAATTTGTTTTCTTAACTGGTGTAGAATATATGAAACCTTTAAAAGAATATATCCCTGAGGAAAATATTGAAACTCCTATGGATGGAAAAAGAATGGGTGAAAGATTAAGTTGGCTAAATAGTCAAATTAAAAAGTTAAACGAAATTGTCAAATATATTAAATCATTGATCTATGAACATATCAAGAGATAAATTAAACGAGTATATCACATTATATTTAAATGATATGGAGGATTATGGAGATGATCCTGAATTTGGAATACTGGCTGAATCTATGTTAATTCCATTAAAAAATCTTATTACTGAGACTAAAATATCTCAAGTAAATATTCATGAAATATCTAGTATAATCAAAAATAAAGAAGTGTCACAAGACTTTGTATCTTACCTTCAAATATGTTTGGCTAGCTGAAATATTATTCTTATATTTATATAAGAAATAAAAACAGTTATGAACATAACAAAAAGAAAAGGACGCCCCGTTAAAAATGCTAATGTTACTTTTAAAGTAAAAACCACCAAAATGAACTCTCTAAATTTTAGTAAAGAGTTGTTCACACCTATGGTTACTAACACAAAACTAGATGAATTCTTTTCTAATGATGGCGGTTTAATGAGGGGTACTAATTATATTGGAACTGGAGATCCAGGGGTAGGAAAATCAACATTACTTCTAGATATGTTAGCTAATTTACAAGCTAATGGTGTTAGATGTTTATTTATCTCTGGAGAAATGAACGCTATTGATTTGTATGGTTATGTTAAAAGATACCCAAAATTTGGTGATTTAGAAATTTTATTCATGTCAGATTATTCTGAAGTAAATCCAGATTTAGTATTGCGTGAAGCATTAAAAGATGGATATGATGTAGTATTGGTGGACTCAATGGCTGAAATTTCAGATGTATATACTGACTATTTTGGAGGTACTAATAAAAGTAATCAAACACGTTTATTGCAATTATTTGAGGAACATAATTTGGGCAAAAATCAAGCTAACAAAAACACCTCATTCTTAATCATCCAGCAAGTTACAAAATCAGGAACATTTGTGGGCTCAAATAAATTAAAACATATGACCACTGGAATGTTTAGTATGAAATTGTCTTCTGAAGGAGAACGTTATTTAATGTTTAATAAAAACCGTCGAGGAGGGAATATGAATAAATTATATTTTAGTTTAGGTACTTATAATCGTGTTGAATATTTAAGAGATGAAGCTCCAAATGCTGAATAAGTAATGAATACGTATAATAAAATAAATGATTAAACTAACTGATTTATTAAAAGAAATCCAATCTAGCCCCAAAGCATTGCTATTAGCAGGTGCTCCTGGGGCTGGAAAGGGTTCTATTCTAAATAATTTAGGTTTAGATAATATAAAAACTCTTAATGTTGATGATACTATTATAGCATTATCTAAAGAAATGGGTTTTACTCTAGACCAAAAACAAGCAGATGCTGATGATAGGAGTAAATATGCTCAAGCCATGGCTCAAGCCACTCAAAAGTTAAAAAAAGAGCAACTCCCTAACATTATTTCCAACCGTGAGTCTTTTATCCTAGATGGAACATCAGCCTCCTCTAAGCAAACTTCTGAACTTAAATCTCAATTAGAATCAGCAGGGTATGAGGTTATGATGTTATATGTTTATACTGATTTAACAACATCATTAACACGTAATCAAGAAAGATTTATCAAATCCAAAGGACAAGATAGAAGTTTAAATCCAAATATAGTTTTAAGAACATGGAATGAAGTGACTAAAAACTTCAATACATATAAACAAATGTTTGGTAATAATTTTATATCGGTATCAAATACTGGAGAAAAAGAAAATATAAAGGATATTGAAGATATTTTACAAACATATGTTGATCCTTTTAGACCAACAGATTCTAAACCTAAAACAGATAAAGAAATAGAAAAAATTGAACAATTATATTCTGATACTCAAAATCTTCTCCTTTCAAATATAACTAAAGAAATCATCCAGTCCTCTTTATCTAAGGAACAAGCCCAATCCAAAATTAAATCATTCTTCAATAAATGAATAAAATATCATATATATTAGCTAATGAAATATTAAAAGATAATACAACTTTAATATATGGAGGAGGATTTAAACCTCCTACTAAAGGTCATTTAGCAGTAGTTAAACAATCTTTAGAAAAATATCCTCAGGTAAATAAATACATTATATTTGTAGGATCAGGTACTAGAGATGGAATTACCCAAGACCAAGCAGTCCAAGTATGGAACATTTATAAAAAATATCTTCCAGTCAATATGGAAGTTATCCCTGTCCCTTCTCCTATTAAATCTGTGTTTGATTATTCAAAAGAAAATCCAGATGAAAATATCATATGGATTATAGGAGGGAGACAAGGAAATGAAGATGATTTAAAAGATTTTGTAAATCGTACGAAAACAATTGAAAAATACCCTAATATAACTGCTACTAACATTATTACCCCTATATCCAATATTAGTGGTACTAAAGCAAGACAAGCACTAAAATCTGGTGATAAATCTGAAATAATAACTTACTTTCCATCCGATATCTCCGAAGATATTGAAAAAATTATAGACATCACTACCCCAGATTTAATAAATGAGGCTGAAGAATTTGATAAAGTGGATTATTATACTTCATTTATCACTAATGTAGTCCCATCTGATTTTAATGTTTTTAGAGAAGAAAATAGAATCATAGTAGATAATATTTTAAATGATACTCAAGAAAATGTGGCCCCTAATCATAAAGGTAAGTCATCTCCATATGGATCAGGGTATAAGAAATTAAATGAAAATACTATACCCTCTATTGATGTAATGCAAAAATGTGCTGAATTAACTCAGCATATGATTGAAAAAGGATTCAATATTAAACCTCTACCATCAGTTAAATTTATAGGTGATGATGTATCCAATGCAGAAAATTTCTTAGGTAAGACTGCTCATTATGACCCAAATAAAAAAACAATTGTAGTATATACTTATGGGCGTCACCCTAAAGATATTGTGCGTTCTTTTTCTCATGAAATGATTCATCACATGCAAAATATTGAAGGTAGATTAGGTGATATTTCTACTACAAATACTCTAGAAGATGATCATATAAATAATTTAGAAAAAGAAGCTAATTTGAAAGGCACAATGACATTTAGAAATTGGACTGATAGTTTAAATGAAAAGAAAAATAAAGACCCATTTGGTATAAATCAATATGCCCGGGAATTAGCTCAAGGACTAGAAGAACAATCTCAAAATTATGTCATATACTGTGATATGGATGGAGTTATTGCTGACTTTGATAAAAGATTTATGGAATTAGCCAAAATGAGTCCTGATCAGTATGAACAAAAATATGGTATTGAACAGTTCTGGAATTTTATAGACAATAAAATCGGAGTAAGATTTTGGGTAGGGATTCCATGGATGCAAGATGGAAAACAACTATGGGAATATATCAAAAAATATAAACCAACACTACTCTCAGCTCCTTCCCGTAATAATGAATCTAGGTTAGGAAAAAGACTATGGGTAAAAAAACATATTCCTGGTGCTAAACTTATATTAGCATCACGAGCTAATAAACAAGATTACTCTAAACCCAATGCTATTTTAATTGATGATAGGCCTGATACTATCATAGAATGGGAAAATAAGGGA